AATTAATGGAAAAAAATTATACACTAAACAATGGTTATGCTTTCCTTGCAGTAGAAATGGGATTGCAAGGAGATTGGGCAAGAAATTTAGATTTACAAAAATGTATCTCTGGTATTTCAAAAAGACCAACCTTTATTACTTTATATTATGCTCATGATACAACTTCAGTTAGTTGGGATGGTGGATTAGAATTTTCTTTTGATCACAATCCTCCAATTTGTATGGGTGTTTATCAAGTAAAAGAAACTGTTTATGGGGGTTTACTTTTTACTCTAAAAGGTCTGGATTTAAAAATGTCTAAAGAAATCCTTGATGAACCTTATGAGAATAACAAAGAGTTTATTGATAAATATAACGAAGACAATAAACAATAAAACACGAACCAAGGCTCACGGCTCAAATGTCGTGAGCCTTTTCTTTTGGTTACAAAATTACATATTAGTATATACAGATCTGAAAATAAAAAAAATATTTTTTATGAAATATAGGTGTAACTAGTGTAACTTTGTAACTTCCTTCTGTAATCGTTATTACATAAGAGTTGTATGGTTACATATTTGGTTACATATTATATTACAAATATGTAACTTCTAGTCTTATTTCCATTTTGGCCTTACTAAGGGCTAAAAAGTTTTTTGCAAAAAAAGATTCTGTGGTGTATATATAAGAGATGAATGAATTAAAGCCTCTGAAAAAGGGTCGAGGAAGACCCAAAGCGGACGTACATAGTAAGCTTACTCGTAAACAAGAACTGTTTGTTAAAGAGCTTGTATCTAATGATGGTATGATAACTCATAGAGATGCTGCGATTAATGCGGGCTTTCCCGCTTCTTCTGCTCATACCAGAGCTTATGAAATGATGAACCCTGAGATATGTCCTCATGTTTGTAAAGCTATCCAATCTTATCGAGATGAATTAGATGAAAAATATGGTGTTAGTTTTAAAAGACATTTAAGAGACTTACAAAAGATAAGAGATTTGGCTATTGAAAGCGGGGCATATTCAGCCGCAGTTCAAGCTGAGTATAGAAGAGGGCAAGCTAACGGGAACATTTATATTAACAAATCTGAAATCCGTCATGGAACTATTGATAGCATGTCTAAAGATGAAGTTTTAAAAGCTTTAAAAGAATTGAAACAAAATGAACCGAAATACGCTGAAGACGTTATTGACCACGAAGAAAGCAAATCCGATAAAAAAGGAAGCGGGTCTATACGAACAACTAAAGAGAGCCTCGTTACAATACAATAAGAAATTAAGACTGAGCCGTATTGAAAATTGGATGACGCTTGGGTTACCAGACTTATTGTTATGTGATCATAATCACAAATTTCATTTTATAGAATTAAAGTACACAAAGTTTAATGCCGTAAAACTTAGCCCCCAGCAAGTTAGCTGGATTACTTTACATAAAGATGCTTCCGTTTGGATATTAGTAAAAAGTCTAAAAGGCCTTCATTTATATAAAGCTGACCAAGCCGTAGAGCTTAGAGAAAAGGGCCTGAAGTTAGAGCCTTTATTCTTTTGTCCTGAGCCTTTTGATTGGAAAAAAACATTTGACTTGATCTTATAGAAAAAAGCGCATACCCTTGTTTTAACGTAAACAGATAGCTTGGAGGCTAGATATGACAGATACCAACTGGATAAAAAATCCATTGCAAACTAAGTTTCAAGAAGTTCTTTTTGAATTATATGATTTAAAACCACTTGTCAGCAATTCTGCAAAAGGAGTTTTGCATAATCAAACTGATAAAATGGAAGAACTTGAAAAGGAGTTATTTCCAAAAAAGCCTGAAGTAAAACCTACTGAAACAAAAGATTACACAGTCAAGTTTGACGTTAACATTTGGTTTGATAGAAACTTTTTAGTTCAGGCTAATTCTCAGGAAGAGGCTGAAGAAAAAGCTAAACAGTTAATGGCTGAAATTGAAAAAGATTTGTATGTCACAGTAAATTCAGAGCCTACTTTAGATCATAAAAAGTTAAAAGACTGGTTTTTTGGCGATGCTCAATTTAAATTAGATACTGTTCATGTTGTGGAGGACTGATTATGAGTAATTTAATTTATTCCGACCAGAGTAAATATAGTTCCAATGTATTATGGAACACTAAATATTTAATGAGAGATGTTTTTAGTTATTCAGAGCTAGAGGAACTTGTTGAATTAGGTAAAGATTTAATAAAAGAAAAAAAAGAAGGAGGCTACGATGAATAAAGAAGAACAAGTCTTAAAAACGTTAAACCCAGACTTTGGCCAGCTCCGCTTAACCAGCACAATGATTAACAAATCTATAATAGATGCAAACACTAGCGTTAGACGTTTTGCTAAATTATTTGGAATTGATTTTGAAGCAATGGCAAAAGGTGAAAAACATAAACTGCTGGCATATTATGAAGATGATAGTATTGGCACAATTTCTTTTTATAAAACTGTAAATCGAGGCGATAGACGATTATCTATTTCTGGTATTAAAAAGAAGGCCCGCATAAATGATCTAATAGCTTTTAATTATAAAAGAGTAATATTAGATAATGATCTAGACCAAACTGTAATTGTTATAAATGTAACGGCTAGAGCTGAGAATAGGAAGGTGGCGTAATGTTTCTTTTACATTATATTATGAAATACTTTTTTGGGCCTGATTATGAAAAGCATATGAACAAAAATAAAGGAGGCCGCAGAAGATAGTTTGACATATATGCGATTTTATGCGCATAACATAAGGGCGGGAATTAATCCCGCCTTTTCGCATTTTAAAAATAGGAGATATAAATGCAGACAATTAAACAAAACAATGCGGCATTAAAACATTATGCCAATACCAAATATAGTGAGTGGACTAAGAAGCTGGGCCAGCAACATTGGCAATACCCATACCCTGACAGATCAGGAACGTTTTGCGGAAAACCTATGCTGGGTAATAATTATGCAGATTTAATTAAACCTGAATATAAAACGCCTTGCCCTGATTGTGTAAAAGCTATTTTTGAATTAGAAAAATCAAAGAGGAACCATTGGCGTTTTCTAGAAAATGACAATACTTTAAAGGAGGTTAACCAATGAACTGTTCTATTTGTAAAAAACCAATCGAGGTTCAATCCAATGGATGGGAGGGAGGGCATAATGCTTTCCCGCTTACTGATGGTAAGTGTTGCACCATTTGTAATGATAATGAAGTTATTCCAATGAGAATGGCTTTTATTGCTTCTGATCGTTCAATGCCTAGTGAAGCTTTGACAAGTATTGTTAAAGAGCAACAAAAGGCTAGAGCCGTAGCTGATGTATCATTAAAGCAAATAGCAAAAGAAGTTAACAAAAAAGAAGGAGTAAAGAAAATGACAATATATCGTTTAGCAATGGACTTTAAATCTAAAGAATCCATGAAAAAATTTATAGATGAACTAGTTGCGCAAGGTGATCTTGGGGACGTTGCTATATATCCCATGGACGCTTTACATGAAAAGAATAAAACTGAGAAATACATTGTTAGAGGCTATGAGGCTGGCAATGGTATTAACCCGCTATAAATTACCAGTTTGACATCTATCGCATAAAAGCGCATAACATTAGGGTGGCCCAATTAAGGGCCGCCTTTTTGCATATTAATAGGAGAAAATAATGCATAATATAGAAAACGAAAATCAAACGTTGTCCCAGCTATTAACAAAGATCCAAGCGGATAGCGCTAGGAAGCAAGATTTTATAGCCCCTACTAGTGAACTAGAATTTAGAACTAATGTTTGGGCTAATGGTCCTAATGAAAGTGAACTAGTAATGCAAGGAGCTGGCGGCGTTCCCACTAAGTTTTTAAAGATTAATAATTTATGTTTTGATCAAATAGCGCAAAAAAATGGTTTAGACACTAGAACGGCTAGAAGGTTGCAATCAGATTACCCAGCTGAATATGATTCTTTAACTAATGCAATATTTCAAAAAGAAAATAGTAAACGTATGGTTAGGTCATATGACGATGCTGGCAATTATGGAACGGCTAGAGCGTTTTTATCTGATCGTTTTAAAACTTTCGATAATTCTGATTTATTGGAAGCGGCGTTGCCTCAGCTTATGGAATCTGATGCGTGTTGGAAAATAGTTAATTCTGATATTACTGAAAAGAAAATGTATATCAGATTAAAATCTGAAGTAATAACTGGAACTGGTGCAAATCTAACTGATTTAATGGCTCATGGAATTGGCATAAGTAATAGTGAAACTGGAGCTGGTAGTATTAACGTTCATAATTTAGCGTGGACGCTGGCCTGTCTTAATGGAATGCAAACTGAAAAGGCCACTAGAAAAGCGCATATAACTTCAGCGCGTGAAGGTGATACGTGGAATATTTTGACCGCGGAGACTAAACAAGCTGACAACCATAGTTTAAAATTACAGTTGCGGGACATTGTCAGTTCATATTCTTCAAGAGAATCTTTTGATGAATCTATAGAGAAAATGAAATTAGCCGCTGAGGATACAGTAGAGATTCCAAAAACTGAAGCCGTTGAAAATTTAGGTAAAGTTTTAGCTTTATCTAAAAAAGAGACTAGCAACGTATTGGAAGGTTTATTAAATACTATTGGCCAAGCTGGATATGAAAATAACGGCCAGCCGTTAAACCGCGCAACTTTTGTAAACGCGGTTACTAGGGTAGGCAATACCGCGCAAGCTGACGATGTAGACTTTTGGCAACGTTTAGGCGGCCAAGTTTTAAACATGCGTAAAACAGATTGGAACCGCGTTGCATACGCCGCATAAATTAGATCTAATAAACTTATATAAAAGGCCCGCTAATATGCGGGCCTTTACTTTTTTAAAGATATATATAAGATTATAAGACATTTAAATAAATAGGGGCTAACTAATGGAATATAAAACT